CTTTCCTTGGTGTGCGGCGGCAATCGCCGTTTGTGTTGACCCATCGGCCCCCAGTGGGACGATGGAAACTTCGTTCAGGACTCCGGCGCGGACGATGTAGCACTCGCCCTTGACCTCCTCCCCGTTAAGCTTGCAGGACTCCTCCTTGCCGACATACAGCACGTCCTTCGCGGACACGCCGACGGACGCCTGGAACTTGAAGCCGGCCTTCGCAAGGTCGTGAACCTTCTTGGCGTCCTGGGACACGGGCATGAAGTCCGCGTCGATCTTGAGGGTCTTCCCGTCGTGCGAGATCTTCGTCGCCTGTCCGCAGATCGCGTCAAGGGTGTACGTCTTGTGCTGGCACAGGATCGGCACGGCCTGGTCGTCGCGCCACTTCAGGCCGGACAGCTCGATGCCGACGGGCAGACCCCATGCCACGTTCATCAGCCCGCCGTTGTACGCGACGATGCTCATGCGCTTGTTGCCGTTCGCGTCGGGCTTGCCCTCGGCGTCCTTCGCGGCCACCAGCTCCACGGTGCCGGTCGCCACGATCGGCTTCTTCAAAAGTTCCTCGATCTTGTCTTGAGGCATATTACTTTCCTTTCGTTTTGTTGTTCGGGTTCAGGTTCTTCTGCGAGTCGTGCTCCACCATGTCCTCCGTCGGCGCGGCAGGCGTCGCGGCCTTTGCGAAGAATGGGCAGGGCGTGTCCTCGGGAAGTCCGTTCTGCTTGCACGCGTCGCGCCACCACTTGAGCATCATCGCGCGCTCATCGACGGCCTGCTTCACCTCGCGCTTCCAGTCCTTGCCGTCCTTCGAGTAGAGGGTTTCGTAAGAAAGCGATGCGTTGCCGAGGCGCGTGTTGTCTGCGCTGGCGTCCTTCATCACGTCGGCGTTGCCGCGCGCCATGAACAGCCACTCGACGCCGGAGAGGGCGAGCAGGGTTTTCTCGTCGAGCCTCTCATGCACGGCGTACTCCTCCAGCCACTTGAAGAAGATGCGGTCGAGCACCTTCGTGGCGAGGGTGGAGCGGATCGAGTTGATCTTGTCGCCGTAGATGGTGTGGTCGATCTTCGCGCTCGCGAAGTTGTGCTGGCTTGAATCGCACATGGCGATGTTCACCGGCATGGAAATGCACCGCGCCAGCTCCGCGATGAGCGCGCGCACGAACTTGTCGTACTGCTCCGTCGGCTGCTGCGCCTGGAGCTGCGCGAGATGCCATCCCTCCGGAAGGGTCACGAGCGCGCCGCGCTGCATCTGGAAGATGGTGTTCGGCTTGACCTCCATCGCGCACTTGCCGAGCTCCCCGTCCTCGTCGTCGAAGCACTCCGGCACGTTGTCGGTCTGAAGCACTCCCGACACGGACGCCGCGTTGATCGCGGTCTGCGTCACCGACGAGCGGTAGGACTTCTGGTCCGCCGGAATGTCGAGCGCGGACACGAAGTCGGAGACGCCGCGCACCTGCTCGGGCCTCAGCACGTCGAAGTAGTGGATGACGTTCGTCGCCTTTATCCACTCGCCCGCCTTGTACTTGATGTTCCTGATCGCGCGGTAGTCGCCGGGGTGGTACTTCAAGATGCGGTACTCGGTCGGGTGGCCGTAGGGGTCGAAGCGGATGCCGTCCGTCTCGTTCTCCCTCTTGATCGCCTCCGTCCACGACTCCACGCGGTCGCACTCGATGGTGGCGAGGTTCAGGGTGACGGTGTTCGTTCTGTCCACGATGGTGGGATCCGTGTAGAACGTGGCGAACGCCTCGCCGTCCGTGGTCTTCGCCCGGACCATCGTGCGCAGCTTCTCCCACAGCCCCACCTTGAGCGCCCACGCGTCGAACGCCTCGACCAGCTTGTCGCGCACCTTCTCCGGCACGCCTCCGCGCGGGAACGACGCGGACACCCACGAGCCCACGACGTACGAGGCGTGCGTATCGAGCATCCCCCATGCGTACGGGCAGTTGAAGACGACGTACCTCGCGCGTGTGCGCACCGTGCGCCTCACCGAGGGCGACAGCGCGGCGGTCATCGCGAGGGAATCGACGTTCCGGAAAAGGGATTCCGTGTCCGGCGTATGTCGGGCATTGTCGAATCGTGCGTTTATTTGAACTCCGTCAAACGATGATCTCTGATGTTTCTTTCCCATCTTCGCAGATTCCTTTCTCAACGGTCGCACGTGCCCGGAGGTATCAAATGCGACACCATCCCAGAAAGCGGGTGGCACCGGCGTCCAGATCTTCCGCGCTTGCGCAGATACTTGTCTGCCGCGATCAGCTCGGAAATCGAGCGGTTGGTCTGCGACAAACCCTCGACGCTGAACGACGACGGATTTGCCGCCGCTTCCGCGAAATCAGAGTCGGAAACGCCTGCAGGCGTCCTGTTCGTTTCTGTGTTTTTGTTTGCCATCATGCGCATATAATACACGATTGTCAAGCGCAAAAAAAGAATGTAGGTGCTAGATATAGCACATTGGCGGGGTCAAACCGCCTCGCAAGTGTAAAATTCGCGGCCACAATGCCTACAACGCCGCGTCCGGCGTATGACTTCGCCCATCTTCACCGTCCTGACGACGTACGAATGGCGGCATCCGCAGTCGGCGCAGGGGATGCCATCAACAGACTCGTCAGCACCAATCACTTCTTCGTAGATCTTTCGCTTGTTCTTAGCCATGATAGACCTTCCTCCTGTTTCTCCTTGGCGTGTTCGCCGCCTTGCCGGACTCGGCCAGCGCAGTGCCGCTCTGCGATCCGGACGCAGGCGCCGAGAGTATGCCGGCGTACCCTGCGCCAGCGTAAGCCATTGCGTGGGTGTCGAGCTTGTCGTGCTTGCCCGGCAGGGTGTTCCATTTGTACACCACCATCGTGCGCGCGCCCCGTCCCATTATCACGCCCTTCGCCTCCAGCACCTCGCGGCACATCTGGTCGGCGAAGTCGCGGTGCGAGCCCCTGTATATCGTCGCGCTCCCCGGCTCCCCCTCCGGCGTGATCCAGGACGTCTGCCCGAGCTCCTTGTAGTAGTCGGCGTCCATGCAGTACCACTTGCCGCTCTCGCGGGTGAAGCAGGCGTACACCCGACCACGCACACGGCCGACGCACGTCTTCACGGACGGATCATAGGTCTTTCCTGCGCGGCCTATCATCGCGCGCCCCAGCTTGCCGTCCTTCTTCGCCGCGCGGCAGAACGAGGTCACGGTGTCGAACTGTTCGCCGCCCGCGTCTATGTACCAGTCGTCGAGCTTCCACGGCTGGACGTCCACCCACGCGGCGAAAATCTCCAGCGCCTTCCTGACGAGCCGCTGCCTGTATTCCTGGTTCGTGTTCTTCGCGCTGACCGGCAGCGGCTCCTGGCACCACACGCCCTCCGCGAACACGTGGCACCGCCCCTCCCGGTTGAACGCGGCGCCCTCGTATGTCAGGCCGTACGAGTAGTTTATGTCCGTCGTCAGCACGGCGTACACGGTGTCCTCCGGCACCTCGTTCTCGTGCAGGTCCACCTGGTGCTTCAGGATGCACTGCGGCGTCAGCTCGTAATACTTCGTCTCGTGTACGACTGGCTGATTCTGATATTCAGAGAAGAATGCGTCGCGCCCCTTCGTGTAGTAGTCCACCATCGCACTGAAAAGTGCGTCGGGGTCTCCCTTCGACTTGTCATACCGGTACTTCCACGAAACCGCGAACCCCTCGCACATCGCGGCGCGATTCTGACGATAGAACGTAAACGCCATCGAGCGCGTCTTCTCGTCGTCGTAAAGATCGAACCACCTATCCCACAACTGGCGCGTCTTTGACTCTTGCTTGTCGAAACCAACCGGCCAGGACACGACGCGCGGGATCCGTACGAACACCGTATTCCGTCTCTTGCCCAGCGTCTCTCCCACATCGTCGGGCGCATAGATGGTGCAGGCAACCATCATCGAGATGCGCTTGTCAGGTCCGGCTAGGCACCTCCATTGCTTGTCGATTTTCTCCACCGTCTCGGCGACGAACTTCGGGTCCGCCGCGCGCTTGACATCCTGCGGGTCGTCGAGAAGCAGCTTGTCGGGGCGGAGAGACAAGCCGTCGGCCGTCGTGATGTTCAGGCCCTTTACGTCGCCCTG